CATGTGGTCAGGCACCAGTAACGACGTTGGACACAACCAACCCAGACGTTGCGATTGCATACGATACGTTGTTACAAGTATCAAGAGAAGTACAGGCAGAAGGATGGACTTTTAACAAAGAGTACCATATTGAATTCACTCCTGATACAGACGACTTCATACAAATAGCTAATAATGTACTACAAATAAAGCTGACAGATAATCCAGCTAATAGAGAGTACGATGGTATTCGTAGAAGTGGTAAATTATATGATAGACAACACCATACATTCAAATGGACACAAAGTACTGTAGAATGTGATGTTGTATGGGAGTTTGACTGGGTAGATTTACCTCAACCTATACAAGACTTTATAACTGCTAGAGCAGCTACTTTAGTATCACAAAGAATAGTAGGAGATACAGAACAGTATCAAATGCTACAACAGCAAGAAGCTTTTGCTAGAGCAATGGCTTTAGAATACGAAACCCAGCAAGGTCAGTTTACATTCTTTGGACACCCACAAGGTCAACAAAACTATTACCAAAGCTACCAACCATTCCAAGCACTTAAGAGATAATGGCAGCAGTAACTCAACGAATAGATAACTATTTAGGTGGAGTATCAAGACAATCAGATGATAAGAAGTTACCAGGTCAAGTTAAAGAATGTTTAAATGGTTATCCTGATCCTACCTTTGGTCTAACTAAAAGACCAGGGTTTGAATGGTTAGCTAACTTAGGTACTGGTACTACATATGATTCATCTAAATGGTTCTACATCCATAGGGATGCAGATGAGAAATATATAGGATGTATTAAACCAGCGTCAGGAGGCTCTCCAGGCGACATAGATATATGGAATGCTACATCTGGTACCGTATGTACTGTTAACTATGGTACAGGGGCACAGGCGTACCTTACAGGGGCACGTGTGAACTATGACATACTAACTGTACAAGATACATCCATAATAACAAACAATTTAATAACAGCAGCTAAAATAGCTGACCCTGCTTTTGTTACTAAAACTAGAGCTACACTTATATTAAGTGATACTGCTATAGACTCACCTTATAGTGTTACTCTTAATGCTGGTGGTGGTGCATCAGATCAAACATTTAGTGTCACTAGTACTAGTACTGAAACATATGATACCTTATTAACTAAATTAAAAAATGGTATTGATGCTTTAAGTATATCAGGATTAACAGTTACTAAATACGCAGCTACCTTAGAATTAAGTAGAGTAGTTAGTGGTACTAGAACTGCTTTTGGTATTACTTGTAAAGGTGGAGCAGCAAATAATAAACTAGCTGTATTCCAAGATCAAGTTGATAACGTATCCCAACTACCTGTCCAATCTTTTGATGGTCGTGTAGTTAAGATAATCAATACTTCATCAGCTAATGATACATACTTTGCTAAATTTGTAGCAGATGATGGTACATCTGGTACTGGTTACTGGGAAGAAACACTAGATCCTAGTAAGTCAGCAGGGTTAAATCAAGATACTATGCCTCATGAGTTAATTAATAACTCTACTAACACTTTCACTTTTCAGAAGATAACGTGGACTGCTAGATTAGTAGGTGATGATACAACTAACTCACATCCTAGCTTTGTTGGGCAAAAAATACAACAAGCATTTTTCCATAACAATAGACTCGGATTCTTATCTAAAGATAATGTATCTATGAGTCAATCATCTCAATTTTATAACTTCTACCATACCTCTGCACAAACAGTAACTGATGCAGATCCAGTTGATTTAAGCTGTTCAACAATTCGACCAGCTGCACTACATGGTGTGATTCCTACTACACAGGGTTTAGTCCTATTCAGTAAGAATCAACAATTTCTTATGAGTGCATCTAATGGAATTTTGACACCAACAACAACTACTATCAGTTCTATTTCTAACTATGAGATGGATACAGAAGTTGATCCTGTTGATATGGGAACCAATATAAATTTCATAAGTAAAACACCGAGTTATACACGTATATTCGGTATGGTAACAAAGGGTCAAGAAGAGAACCCTCAAGTATTAGATATAGGTAGAGTGGTTAATGAGTGGGTACCAGCTGGAATAGATACGTTTATTGCCAGTCCACAGAACCAGTTCCTAGCTATGTCTGGTCAATCTTCAAATAAAATATATTTCTATCGTACTTATAGTGATGGAGAAGAGACATTAGTTCAAGCTTGGTTTAACTGGCAGTTACCAGGAACAGTACAAACTACTATTGTTGACTCAGATGATATGTATGCTGTTACTAAACAAGGTAATCAGTTTACATTAAGTAAAGCTAGTTTAAGTCAAAGTCCAGAAGACGCTATTATCGTTAACAACCAAGGTCAAAAGGTTAATCCTTGTATGGATCTATATGTAGCTGCTAGAAATGCTGCTGGTAATGCAACAGTAACTTTTGATTCAACTAATAGATTCTCTAAGTGTTTCATACCTTTCGCTAATGTATCTACATTAACACCTGTTGTTGTTATTAAAGGTAGTACACAAGCTGGTACATTTGTTGAATCTGGTTTCACTATTACACCTACTGTAGTAACAGATGATGGAGATCCATACTTTAAAGTACCTGGTAAAGATCTAACTAGTGTAGCTAGTAGTGTTATGGTAGGTTGGAAGTATAACCTAGATATAACATTACCTAGAACTTACTTTAGAACAGATGATAATATGACTAGATCAGACTTTACTGCATCTTTAATTATATCTAGAATGAAGTTCGCTGTAGGTCTATCTGGTGTTATGGGTTTTAAATTAAGATCTACTGGTATACAACAAGGTAGTAGAACCTATACAGGTGATGGAAGTACTACAGATTTTAACTGGATTAAAGCTGACTTAGATTATATAGATAGGATTCAAGTTAAAGTAAAGATTAATAATGTTGTTACGACAGCATTCACTTTCCTTTCTGATACGTCTATTAGATTTAATACAGCACCTGCTAGTGGAGATGCTATACTTATCTATTTAGAAGAATGGTATAGCTTAAACCCTACACAGAAAGCAGGAACATACTTAGCTGATGACGTTGCACTCGACGACTTATCAGTGTTTACAGTACCTATACATCAACGAGCAGAGAACTTCGTATTAAGAATCGTGAATGATTCCCCATTCCCTGTGTCTTTAAATTCAATGATGTGGGAAGGTAATTACTCGCCTAGATTTTATAGGAGGACTTAGTATATGATGATGAATGACTTCGGCGTACCAATGGGTGACGCTGAAATGAATATGCAACCGATTAAGCCTCATGAGAAATTGATGGCTGAGTCAGGTGTAGAGATGAATTGGGGCTGGGTAGGAGCTGCTATCGGAGTAGCTGGTGCACTAATCGGAGGCAATAAAGCAGCTAAGGCTGCTAAGTCTCAGACAGAAGCACAAAACGAAGCTACTCAAAGGCAATATGAATATGATCTTGAACTTCACCGTATGAATCAAGATAAGATAGTTGCTGATAGAGAAGAAGCTATTTTAGCTATCGAGAAGAGAGCAGAGAATGAAGGTAAAAGAGCAGGTTATATAGACGCAGTTGCAAAAGAAAAATATAATTATGATATGATGATACGAAATCGTCAACAGACTTCGTTGAATCAACAATATTTAAGATCTCGTGATATTTATGCTGTACAAAGTGATTTGAATGCAATTTCAGAGAAACAAGGTACAGAGAATGAGTTAAGAAAATATCAAGAGATACAAGCTGAATCAGCGTTTGATATACAAGAACAAAGAATCGAACGATTGAAAGCTGAAGGGCAATTTAGAGCTAAAGGTATAACTGGCAGAAGTGCTGGTAAAGCACAACAAGTAACTGGAGCTGACTTTGGTAGAATGATAGCTCAAATCAATGAAGCTACATCTGCAGCAGGTCGTAACACAAGAGCTATATTAAAAGAGATAGCTACTGATAAAATATCTGCTGATCTATCTGCAGAAGCTGCTAGGATGTTAGATCCTGGTGTATTACCAGAACCTATTAAACCATTCGCTACACCTATGGCTGAATATCTATATCCACGAGAAATAGAAGAATTCGATTACGGTCCAGCACCAGTAATGGGTGCTCAGTATTCTGCTAGTGCAGCAGCTAATCGAGTATGGGGTCAGACTATAAGTAGTGTGGCTGGAAGTGTAGGTAGTGGTATTATGGGGGCAGCTGAAAACTTCTTCTAAACAAATTAATTAACTATGGCAAGTCAATACAAGCGGCATTCTACGGGAGGTCGCTTCAAACAACGCAGTGCTAGTGATCTTGGCTCAGGAGCTATAAAGGCACAAGCAGATGTAGTTGTAAATAGTCTTAAATTACAACAAGCTAGATCTTCTGAGTATGCTAGTGACTATGTTCAAGGCATGAAAGGTGTAGAACAAACAGAAGAGTGGAATCAAAATCTTTTAAGTGATTTAGAAGATAAGATATACCAAAATAAACGTGAAGCTATTAAAGTTAGACAAAAAAGAGAAGTAGAATCTTTACAAGGTAAAGCTAAAGAATACGGTAAACAAGCTGAATTCTGGAAAGACTTCTCTACTACTTATTCTAAACAATGGGGTAAGTTAGCTGAAGGTGCAGTTGACTTAGGATTAAGAGCAGCTGCTGATAAAGAGCTTGATAAATTAAGAGATGATGAATTTTTCAAAGCATTTGATGATCAAGAAAAACTTACTGAAGTTGTTGAGAAATTATTAAGTAAAGAGTTTGATGCAAATAGTAAAGATCCAAAATCACTTAATACATTATCAAAGTTATTTAATAGTCAAAATAAATATCTTAGAGCTGGTACACTGAGAGAGTTAAAAACACAACTACCAGCTATTGAATTAAGTATAAAAGATACAATTGTAAATAATCCAGACTTAGAATGGTCAGCATCTACTATACAAGATCATTACACTACTTTTGGTAAGAATTTAATAAAAAAGTTTGATCTTGGTAATAGTAAAGAAGGTAGAGAATTACTTCAAATATTTAATAAGTATGGTCATTTAAAAGCTCAATATCAAAGGAATGCTGATGATGTAAAAGCTGATTCTGATAACATAAATCTTTCAATAGGAGCATATAAGTATTATAAAAATAGTTCTGATCCTAATGAGTTTCACTTAAAAATATTAAGACAGAATCTATTCCATGCTGTTGGGTCTGCAAAAAGAAAATCAGGTGATGGTTTTGTAGTAGGGTATGATAATCCTAAAGCAAATCTTATTGCTGTAGCAGAAGTATTAGCACCACATTCCCCAGGAGAAGCAAAAGACTTTGTAGATGATATATTAGGATTTCCTACTCCTGGTAATTCAGATGTAGATTTCAATAAACGAAATAAGGAACCTTTAACAAACGCAGAATTAAGAACAGATATAGCTAAGATACATAAAGATGTATGGGATAAACATCAAAAAGATGCTGCAGCAGAACAAAAAGTTGTAGACCTTACTGCAAGAGATGCATTCAGAGATTCATTAGATGATCCTGATACTCCAAAGCCAGGTACTGAAGGTTGGATAAAATGGTTAGAAGTTCAATCTAATGAAAATTCTGGTAATGTTCTAACTGAAGAAGAAATATCTAAAGCTAGGCTATTTAATTTTCCTGCTAAGAATGGACTTATGATTAATGATTTCTTAGTAAAAGCTGAAGCTGATGGAGATCTAGCATTAATGAATGATATTGTCCGATATTTACCTCCTGATTACAGAGCAGAGTGGGAAGAAGTAAGACAAGATTTAGCTTTACAAAAAACAGTAACTGACGATACTAGACTAAGAAATTATGGTAAGGAAATCATTAATGATATAGCTGGTAAGGAAAATATAAATCCAAAAAGATCCAATGCAACAAAAGATGTAGAACATGCTTGGAGGCAGACTTATCAATTACATTGGAAATCTACTAGAGGGAAAGATTCAGCTATTGCAAGACATAGTTTAGCAAAAGAATATGCGGATAATGCTGCTAAAACAAATGCAGGTCTATTTAGAAGAGGTAAAACTTTATCAGGAAATATAACTTGGTTAGCCTTTGAAACTGATGATATTGTAGATACAGATGCAGGTAGAAAAGTTAGTGATTTTGGTAAAGGTTTATCAAAAAATAATCTATCGAATTATATAAAGGAACATGGTGTGAACGGTCTTTTAAATGATCCAAAGGTAGGTGCTCGTGATAATCAAGGTGTAGCAGACGAAGGAGCATTTAACCCAATGCCCTTAAATTACTATGATGATGTATCTAAAGCTCAAGCTGCTAATAGAGATATTCCTATACATGAAAATCTTGAATTAATATATAGATCCCAGACAGGACCATATAAACTGACTAGGACTGAATTATTAAATCATTTCAGAGATGCAGGTTTAAAAAGTAAAACTCCTATGCAGTTAAGTTTATCTAATTTACCGCCAGGAATGACTGATAAAATTCAATATGATATTGAATCATCTAGAATGAATTTCCCAGATTACCATTGGTATCCAGTAAGAGATCAAATTGCTACTGGTGTACTAGCTAATCTGCTTAAAGATCCTGAGTCTAAAGTTCAAGATTACTATGATAAAGATTTAATTGAAGCTATGTCTTCTGCAGAACTCTCAGGTATTGACCCAGTAGATTATATTAATCAACCTAAATACGATCCTTTTAAGATATTCAGTAATGTTATAGGAGGTAAATAATGACAAAACTTTTAGATTTTGAAGACATAGTAAATGAAGAAAGTACTCAAACTAGTGTACCTTCAATCAATGCTACAGAACAAGCAGGTCAACAAGTAAATCCACAAAGTACTTCTACTCCTACTCAAACACAGCAATCTGAAATACCTGAAGGTAGATTCTTAAATCCTAAAGGTGGTTCTAGTGCTGTTGATCTCTCTAAGAAAGTCAATAGAGATAAGATGTGGGAAGAGTATGATCAGTGGTATACACTAGGTCGTAAAGGTAGGCATAATCCATTCAATCCATATGGTGATAGTACACCAGAACAGATAGCTGAAAGAGAAGGCTTACGAGACAATTGGTTCTTAAAATACTATGGCATGACTCATGAAGAGAATGCAGATAGAGAGAAACAATTAAAAGAAAAGTATGCTAATCCTCTACTTAACTTAAATGATAAGTTTAGAGCTTTAACTAGTTATTCAGCAGGTGCTACATCAGACTGGGTAATGGATGCTGTAGGTACCGTACCAGGCTTATCTGGATTAGATGATTACTATGATAAAGTAACTGAAGATCCAGATCCAGGTAGACAAGGCTTAAGAGAAATGATTGCTGTTGTTGTACCTTCTATATTAGCTGGAGGTAAGGCTGTAGATCTAACTCAGAAGCTCCCACAAGGCATGACTAAGCTACAGAGGACATTAGCTTCTGCTGGTATATTCAGTGCTACTGAAGCTGCTGTAATCGGTCTTAACGATGCTGGTGAGGATCATAATGCATTACGTGCATTAGCTGATTACTTCCCAGGTGTATTCGGACCTGAAGGTAGATGGCCTATACCTGACTGGGCTAAAACTTTAGATAGTGATAGTCCAAAGGTTAGGAAGTATAAGAACATGTTTGAGACAACACCTCTTGCAATAGCTGGTACTGTCTTAGGTGCTTATATTAGAATTAATGGTGGTAAACGTGCAATGGAATGGTACGAACCACTAGATGAAGCTGCTACTACTTATAAGCAAAGTGAAATAGTTAAAGAAGCTGATATTGATAAATTAATGAGGATTCAAGAGATTGATACTCAGTTATCTTTAGGCAGTGAGAATGTATCAAGAAGAGTTGAAAACTTATTAATCTCAGAAAGAGAAAGTCTAGTACAAGAACTAGATAGAGTAGATGATTTGAATAATGCTCTAGATGCTTTAGATAGAAATGCTACTAAAGAACGTAATATAGCAGCTATTAATAAAATACAAAACTCTACTCCTGAACAACTAGAACTAGAATTTGATCCTGACATCATACCTATTACAGAAGGTAATAAAAGACAATCAGTACCTCCAGGTAATATAGCTAGGAACATGGCAGATACAACTGCTATTAAAACTGGTGTATCAGAAGGAGATCCTGCACCTGTTATAACTGAAGCTATGAGAGCTAAAGGTTTAATGGTTGGTAGTACTTCTAGAGATGCTGTCTTAGGTGTAGCTGAACAAGCCAGAGACACAGGTAGATTCAATGCATTAGTAGATGGATTCAGATTTTCTGCTAAACAGATGAACGCTGCTGCATGGGATATCTATACTAGTATCGTAGCAGCTGAGAATATGGATGAAGTAAGAGATCTATTCTTATCTAATAAAGATACTAAGTCTATGCTTCTAGGTAGATTCCAAGTTGAATACATCAACGAAGAACAAGCTAGAGCTGCAGCTTTTGCTATGAGAGATCTTACTGATAGATACTTAGGTAGAGAGATAGCTCAATCCTCTGCTAGAGTTATGGATACTCTAGGTAGAGAGTCTGCTACACTTGCTGAAACTATTCAGAAACTACAACCGTTCACTGATGATCCTAGAGCAATGGATCTTATTATTGATAAGATGCAATTCCTTATGGATGAGTATGCTTTAAATAAGTATATATCAGGTTGGCAGTTAAGGAATAAGAACTGGTTTGATCAAGTACCGCCAGGAGAAATAGATACTGTTATAGATAGATTACAGAAGGAATTCAGATCTGCTGAGAATGCTATACATGCTAAGAACCTTAAGTTTACTGAAACACTACAGAAGTTATCTAAAGAGAATCCTTTAGCTATGCGTCCTTTAGTTGATGCATTTGCACACACTAATGGAGATGTTGATAGTTTAGCTAAGTTAATGAAGTGGGCTGGAGATCAAGTAACACCTACGGGAATGTTAAAGAGTCCAGATCCTCAACAATTAAACTTATTTGCTAGATCAGCTTGGGGTGTTATATATAATAATGTGTTATCTGGTTTATCAGCTTTCAGAGCTGGTGTAGGTAATACTTCTCAACTGATACTTAAACCTATTACTAGTATATTAGGTCATGGTTTCTGGGGATTTGCTGATGACTTTGAAGGCTTGAAGAGATCATTCTATTATAACGGAGCTGTCTTTGAAACTAATAGACGAGCATTGAAAGATGCTTGGGAAATGATGAAGAAGGCTAACAAAGATCCTGAGTTCATGATGAAAGCATATCGTAAAGACTTTGTATTCAAGGATGATAAAGCCTGGGATATACTAGATGATATGAGAGGAGTCTGGGATCAAGAAGGTAACTTTGGTAAAGTGTTACAGTATGACATGGCTAAGAGTATGAAAGACATGGCTAAACTACCTTATCTTAGATATGGTATGACAGGTATGGTCTTTTCAGATGTATTTAGTCAGACACACTTAGCTCATCACTTATCTAGAATGAGAGCATATGATGATGTATTTAGTGAATTTGGATTTGCTGATTGGAAGAAGATTGAATTAGCAGAGAAACAACACTATGCAGCAATGTTTGATAGTAATGGAATGATTACTGATCAAGCACTGAAATCCGTATCTGGAGAAGTATCGCTAAACTTAGATGATGGCTTATCTACTTGGATTAATAAAGGAACAACTGCATATCCAATTGCTAAATTCCTATTTATGTTCCCTAGAACTGGTAGTAATGTAGTTAAGAATGCATTGTCTTGGACACCTATTAGTGCTATACCAGGTATCAATAAGTATAGTAAAACTCTATGGGCTAGAACTGATGATGAGATAGCTAGAGCTTTAGCAGAACATGGTATAGACATGGCTACTACTCCTAATGCTAGAACATTATTTGAAAACCTAAGAGCTGAATATACTGGAAGAATAGCATTTAGTTCTATCTTAACTAAGGTTATGTGGGATTATGGTATGTCTGGTAATATCAGAGGTAATGGTCACTACAATGCTAGTCGTAGAACTAAAGAAAGAGATCAACTTGGATATCAACCTAAAACTATTAACATTGCTGGTAAATGGGTATCTTATAAAGGTATAATTGGTGTAGATCCTATATTAAGTATTCTAGGAGATTTATCCTATTATGCTAGAGATCTAGATCAAGCATTACTTGAGGATTGGCAGTCTAAGCTCATGTGGACCATTGCTGCTACATTCCTTAACGAGACTCCTTTACAGGGCTTAGAGCCGCTTGTAGCCGCCGCTAACGGCGATATGTCTGGGTGGGCTAGATTAACTGCTAACTCAGCTAGAGCTATGATCCCTCAATCTGGTGCTTTAGGTGTATTAAGCAATGCTATTACATCTACTCAGAAAGATATACAAGCTGATGTAGTTAGATATGTACAGAATAAAACACCTATTGCTTCTAGTTTCTTACCAGAGCAAAAAGATTTCTGGACTGGTGAAGCTCTAAATGATATTGATAATCCATTCCTTAGAATACTTAATGCTTTAAGTCCAATTAAAGTTAGTGGTACAGAAGAACCATGGAGAAAGTGGTTACTGACTACTGGATGGGATGGACTAGGTAGATTAAAACAGCATTCTGATGGATCAAGAGATTATACACCAGAAGAAAGAGAAGAGATATATGGTTATATAGGAGAGATGAAGTTGTATAAAAAACTACTACCTCTTATGAAGAATAAAGCTTATCAAAAACAGATAGGTCAACTACGTTACCATCGTGCTCATGGTGATGATACAGCAGAAGATGCAGTTCAATTGAAATCTAGACTATTACCTTTATTTAGGGAAATAGATAAGATTGTAAGAGTTGCTCAGAAAGAAGCTGAAATGATGTTCATGGAAAATAATCCTGGCTTTAAAAGAGCTACGTTATCTCAACAACAAGCTGATAAACAGATGAAACAAGGTAATGTAACAGGTGCTGTACAAACTCAAAAGAAAGCACAAGAAACCCGTCAACTACTAGAAATGACTAACAAATAACAACTAATTATGGCTGTTACACAGAACTCATATAACGGTAATGGTTCCACCACCAATTACTCGTTCACATTTCCATATCTTAAGTCGTCTGAGGTTAAAGCTCAAAT